TGTAATCGATGGTTTGAAGTTGCTGCACACGTAACATGTGAAAACGATAAACGTCATTACATTGTACCGTTATGTAGACGATGCAATAATCCAAAACGGTACAAACCGTTTTGGACGTCGCCATATATAGAAATGGTCCGTATTGAGAAAGTATATACTCAACGGGTATCAAAACCTATTTTAAATAATGATATTTTAATTTAACCAAGCGTATGATGACACTCCCAACACAGTGTTGCCACGGGGTATTGTTTATGTAATTCTATAAATTTTCTAAGAATCATGTGTGTTTGATATCCTTCTTCCGTTCGTGATTCTGACACAGCAATTTTTAAAATTTCGGGTCGAGATTTGATCGTGTGTGCATGTGTTAAAATACATTTTTTACCTCCACTTTGTAATTCATTTTTCTTTGAACCACATCCCAAACACGAGGGTGCAGTTCTAAAAAAGTTTTTTACTAAATTGGCAGCATTCGCTTTCGAATAGTGTATTATATTTTCTTCCGGTGTATCCTTTGGAATTGTAATACTATATTTTTCACTCATATTTTGAATTTTTGTTTTTTGTAATTTACAATCTATAAAGTTAATCGAATCTTTTTTCAATTTTCGAAACATACCTGAATTCGTATTGTGTAGATTTTTAATGTTATCATTTATGTACATATCCGATACAAGTTCACATAAATCATCCATTATTTCATCGTTATTTTCTTTATTAATTTTCAAACATTTCGTTTTTTCATCGCGTTCAAATTTATCACCCGTGCTTAGAAATCTATACACCTCAATCATGGACCGGAATCGTTTACCTTCCGGTGAAAAGTAATAGTTATCGGTCATACCAATGGATTTGCCCGATTTTCGTGTTTCTATTTTGACATACCATTCATCGTTTATTTCCTGCCCCTTACCTTTTAGATATTTCTTAAGACTATTGAGAGCCGACATATCATACTACTCTATAAATCACGTATCTTTTTAAGTTCATCACACATCTTCAAATAATCACCTTCAGGTAAATTTTCTGAATTTTTATCAATAAGTTCCATAACGGTTCTTGAAACACTTCGTAATGTTACATCTCTATCGTATGTAGGTTCCGGTGTCAAAGGTGGTCGACATAACCAATCCGTTCCCGTAATTTCCCCGTCGTAATTGTATATTTCGCGAATATGGGTTAAGAAATCCCGTAATCGCGTATAATAAGTGGTGGGCGAGCAGACAGAGTCGTGTCTAAAAATATAATCTTTAATGACGAGTACATTTTGAGTATCACTCCATAAACCCTTATTATAATTAAACATGGATATTGGTCGGATACTACCATCTTCGGGTGTAGGTAACGTATCGTTACGGTTAAGGTACGATGCGTTATAATTGAACGAAAATATAGGGGATGCGTATGCTTCTATACTTTGTACCGGTCCTCTACCACGTTCATTTTCATATATTACCTTGATAAGTATCTGTTGAATACCTTCACACGGGTTAGGTATAGTTGACCGTATACTACTATTAACGAAAGGTGTTGACGGCATTTATATATACTTACATTTATTCCTTATCTGGTTTTATAAGAATTTCAGGTGCATCATCAACTATATCTATAACATATCTATTTTCATTATCTGTGGGAGATACTGTTACGATTCGACACTTATCGGTACTGATCATAGTTTGGTCAGAAACTTTAGTTACTGGTATTGTAATGGGACGACACAAGAGCATCCACATTTTATATAGGTAAATATTTTAAAATGTTTGTCACTTTTTGTGATTACCAAGAAAAACTTTTTTTTAATATATACAAAGTATCTCCTTGAGAAGGATGTTCGATTTCAAATATAATTTTTCTTTTTACTAATCACTAAAAGTGACAAACTTTTTATTTATATACTCTATGTTTCCTATTTAAAAGTAATAGTATAATAATATAAAAAATGGGTGAAGACACAAAAAAGTATATACAGGAAGGTATACACTTTTCAAACGATATAATGGATGCCATTGAAGATGTTTCTCATAGGTATCAAGAACACATTTCCGTATCATTGGAAATTGGTCATTTTGATGAAATTAATAAATATATGATGAAATTGTCTAGAGCTCTCGTACGATATAATCAACAATATACAGAACTTGTAAAAGATTTTAAAGGTGAAAAAGAACACGATGATGAAAAAAGGGGGTTAGAAACAATAACTGAAGAATGAGTAGATGATACAACAATATGCGCAACACGTATATAAAATACTTGGCCCCGGTTATAGTGAGCGTGTGTATCACAATGCAATGGAAGTTGTCTTACGGAAAAATGGGATACATTACGAAACGGAGAGAATAGTTCCTATTGTGTTTGAAGGACACACAATAGGGAATCTTCGCGCCGATTTAATTTTAAATAACAAAACCGTAGTCGAACTGAAATCGGTTAAAACCATGAATGACGTCATGGTCACACAAGCACAAAACTATCTACGCTTGACGGGGTTTACGGAAGGGTACCTTATTAATTTCCCTACATCACTTAACACCGATTTAGAGGTTAGGTATGTAACTCTAGATCTTCAATCTGATTCATCATGTACATAAATGGAATCATTTGGTAAATCTTTTTCCATTCACCCTTGGATTCCTCGTAATACTTTTTAGGGTCTTTAAGCCCCTCTTTTATAATTTCGTTTATCTTTTCTGTGTAGAACTTGATTTCTTCTAAACAGAAATTGTAATATGGATCGTTGTTCATTATCTATATTAAAGCTTTTATCTTTTAAGCTTGTCATTAATGTTTTGGAAAACTTCGGGTGTGTTTCGCTTTTTGTTCGCAAAGTTTTTGAGCATGTTACTCAAACTATTGTATACAACACCTCTTCTCAAAGGGTTCATTTTCGCCTTAGATTTTGTTTTCGATTTTGGTTTTGGGGAGTCTGGGAACTTATTATTCGTTTCCTTTTGTAACTTTTTAGATTTACTATTACGTACTGGGAAGGCCATTTTAGTATATATTTAGATTTTAAATCGTCGGTATATATTCCCAATGAAGGACCTCACATATCTTTTTCCATATGACATCCTGTTGGTATAACTTTTCCTTTGATTTCAAAAGTGGAAAATATTTAAGATATTTATCTTCACTCAAAAGTTCACAAAATTTATAGAGTACATACGAATAACTCAAAAAGTTTTTTCTTTCTGGTGGACAGTTATCATCGAACGGTTTTTGAATATCCTTGAACATTATACGCAGTCTTTCTTCGAGTTCCTGGGGCATGGACGGTGGTTTTACCCCACTTATGATATTCGTTATATAAGGGACGTGTTCATAGAACTTATTTAGTTTCAGTTTTTTCAAGAGTGTACGAACGCGTGCGTGTGTAATCTCATCTAAAACTTTTACCTTTATTTTTTTGAGTTCGTTACGTAGTTGTTCTATTACCTCGGGAGGTATAGTTGTCGTCTCTTGAGCTTGAAATTGTGATAACCATTCATTAAAATGATTTTCACGTTTATACGAATAACTGACTATCTTTTCCGACGTTTCCTGTTCTTCTCTATATGTCAACTCTTCACTTATAAGTGTTGCTAAAATCGCACCACAATTATCACATACGAGGTCACTTGTATCTGTAAAATGAAACACGTTACTTTCTGGACACGTGGGGCACACTTCACGTTTCTTTTCTATAGGTCTATCTATATTATTTAACTTTTCTACGTCTATTAGGTAATCATTAAATATATCTTTCCTCTGTAGTCCTGATGTTTCTTTACAGTTGAAAACATTATTGGTACTTACTTCTTTTTTAAGTTCATCTGTATACAATTCCAGATACGGCATACACTGAATTATATACTGTGACATTTCGTATTCATATTTCGATTTATTAATGGGGTCGTCTCGAATAGACTGTTCCCATGTTTCTACTTTATTGGTATATCTACTTAAAAAATTACCTTCCATAATAATTAAATATAATGCTCGGTAATCTTTTAACTAACGTTATTTTATGGGTGTACTCTACATTAAAATCACTATTTTCTAGCCCGGACTATAGAATCGCGGATTCATCAATGGAATATTTTTTAGATCGTACAAAAACACCTTTACCGGAAGAACTCGATGAATTCTGGTACGAAGAGCGTAATGAATGGGATGATGACACCGAAAGTGTTTTCAAAACATTAAACTCCACTGATTATAAAGAGACGACAATTCCCGAAAATGTTACGAAAACGGTGGTTCGTGTTAAATATTGGTACAATAACATAATGTATAAATATTTAACGTATGATATGGATCACCCATGGCCACCACCACGTAAAAGTGGGGTTGTATTTAACATGCCAATCGTTTCAGCTGTTTTGCTCGATTCGGATGATAAACCAGTTAAGGATATTTTAAACAAGATTAAACGATACGCGGGTCCACGTAAAGATTTCCATAACGAAAAAGTTAAAATAAGGGATATGTTATATTATGATATAGATACACTTGAAAATGAATTCCCAAAAATAAAAATAAAAAATGCGATTGGTATGACTAAAGTCATAAGTACTATAGATGGGTGTATTACTGATCTTCGGGTACCTTAGTTGCTAAGTAAAATTTTAATTCACCCAGATTAGCAACATTATACTTTAATATCAAAAATCTATTCTGTTCTTCCTGCATAATTTGTACTGTAGAACACATACTCGTCGCTTTTGTAAATATATTCATGTATCGAAGGGAATATTCACCTGAAATTTTGGGACTCTCTTCCGTACATTCAATATTCGTTTCCTGGTTTGCAAAATCACCCATACACTGTAGTTTGAGGTGTGTACCTTCCCTGGTTATCTCTATAATATTACCAATATTGTGCATATCTCTACATATTCTCTGAAAATCCATGGATGCCATTGGTGTAATTGTTGTCATGGTCATATCTGGTACTTCAATTTGGTTTTCATTTATATCGAGTAATTTCAAAGCAAATTTAGTACATGTTTTTTTTGTTTCGTTATGAATTTCAATATTCATAAACTCTTTACAATTTATACTCATTACGAGAACATCGTTATTTGTAATGGATTTAAGAAGTTTGAATGTGTTCGCGACATTTATACCCGCAATTATATCGGTTTCACATGTATATTCTTCGAAATTATCTGATGAGAGATACATGTCAACCAAGGATGTACGAGCTGTATCGAGAGTTACGATGTATATACCATCAGGTTTAAAGTATATATTTACGTCATTGAGTATATCTTTGAGTACTTCAAAGGTTGATTTTATGGCACTCGCCTGAATTGTTGCCAATTTCATATCTAAAATATATGAGTTTTAATTCTTTATGTTCTTGTTATATGCATCCGATACACTCTGATTAATTTTATCTTCAAGTTCTGATGTCATGGCTGGTTGTAAAGTTCTACCATAATCATCTAAACCAAACAAGTCTCCTGAACCTTCTCCATCTCCTTCTAAAGATGTTGTTGAACAACCACCAAAGTTACACGTCTCTAATTCTTTTACAGGTAAAAGTGATTCTAGCCAATTTCGTATTTCATTCCCGACTAAAAGCTTACCATTTTTGGTAAGCATTGTTGGAACACGTGTAATTTTATTTTTATATTGGGGTGGTATACCCATTTTATTAATATTATGATATTTAACAATTTGTTTGAGTTGTGCATGTTTATTAATATAGTCAATTATATCCAAACTATGATTACACTGTGGACTATAAATTAGAAGGGACATATCTTAAATTAGAGTTTACTTTTTTTTATCTAAAAAAACACATTTTTATATATTTTTTTATACACACGAGATACACGAAAAAAATAAAAAGTTTGTCACTTTTACTGATTACCACAAAAAACTTTTTTTTAATATATACAAAGTATCTCCTTGAGAAGGATGTTCGATTTCAAATATAATTTTTCTTTTTACTAATCACTAAAAGTGACAAACTTTTTGTTCTATTATTACTATAAATAAAAATAATTCTTAATATTAAATAATGAATACTATACTATTGATCTTATTAATACTTATTGTACTCATGACCATGTCCAGGACGGAAATGTTTACAGAACAATTTGGATTATCTGGATACACTAAACCAATGAATTCCGTTTTATTGAAAGGTACTGATACAGATTTATCTGATTATGAAGAATCAGGTGAAGAAATTGAGGTATCTAATGATCTTATGCAGGAAATGGTTCTTGCAACAAACAAAGAAGTTTCTAAAAAAACCGGTCTTTGTACGTATATTATTGAAACATTATCTGTAAAAAAATATATAAATACGAAGAGTAAACAGGAAATATACAGATGTATGTTCATGTCGGTGAAACATAAGGGTTTTGCTGTAGGATTTTCAGTGACGTCTGATTTACGAATTATTGATGACCGTGCAACTGTACTAAATGTGAGAACACAACCTATAGATGTTAATCCACCATCGGATCCAAGTATTTACCAGAAATCAATAAAGGGTAAAGAATTTGAAGATTATTCAGAAGTTAGACGGAGTGAACTTGATATGGTTAATAATACAAAAATAATAGATAAGGTTATATCTGATCCACAAACCATGTACGGTAAAATTAACATTTAAAACTCTAAAATAATTATAATGATCAGTATTGATGAAATATCACGTATAACTGAAAAGAGGAATCATTTGAAAAAGGAAACGTATACTAAAATTTACGAACAGATTTCAAAGAAGATACGTCAGTCGGTAGATTTAGGCCATAAATATTTGTTTTGTCAGATACCTTCTTTTGTTATGGGGTACCCTCATTTTAACAGAGCAAAAGCGCTACAGTATGTAAAACGACAATTTGAAATAGGTGGATTTACAGTCCAGATTATAGGCGAATACGAACTATGTATTTCATGGAAACCGAATAAAAAATCACGAAAAAATGAACAACACGAACATCCAGAAGACACAGAGGATTTCCCCACACTCGTAAACCTTAAAAAAGCAGCAAATAAATACAGGGGAAAATAATTGATGCGTGAGACTTAAAGTTTAAATATGTAAATATACTACAAATATGAGTGATCCTTTAAATATACTCGTCGAGGCAAAACGTGAATACATAGGTCAATTATGTTTACTTATGTGTCCAGTTATGATCGAAACGTATGAAACCATGTATGAAGAAGCATATAAACTTACAAAAGGTAGAAAGGTTCTCGTAATGTACCAAAAACTTCTGAAAGAAGTCCCCAATTGGAGTGATGCTATGTCTAAACAACACACGGATAATATATCAAATAGATGTGCGTGGTTTAACGACTTGTTAGCTGCTGTTTTTGTAAGTTGTGTTAAAATTTTATCTGCTGTTCGATTGAATAAAGATAATAAGAAAATCTCATTGAAACTTCCAACGAATGAAGTTTTCATTCAAACGTGTTATAACAACGCAGCCAAAGATCTGTATAGAGACCCATACATTTATCACGAAACGCAAAACGAACACGCGAGAAACGATAAATTATACGAGCGTTTTTGTGTATGTATCGAAACATCCGTAAAAGAACTCATACCTGTACAACAGATTTTACAAACGTATATGTCTCAAACACAAGAGGGACAGGATTTAGATCTCGATCAAGATGAAGTTGGTGATTCTGAAGACCCCGACCTCATTGATGGGTATGAAGAGGAAACGTCAGAAGAGCCATTTGATACTGAACAATCTATGGAAGCCCCAATGGAACAATCTATGGAACCATCTATGGAACCATCTATGGAACAAACTTCACCATTCGAAAACGAATTTCGAACTATTGATACGAAGCAGCCGCAACAGCAACAGCAGCAACAACCACAACAGCAGCAACAACCACAACAGCAACAACAACCAGAAGATGATGAAGGTGTTTTGTTTCCAGATGCATCCGAAACCCGTGCAAAAAAAGTTGGGTACTATTAAATGGAGTTTGAAGACTATTTAAGAGACCCCGCGTGGGCCGGAATAATCGCCGGTTTTATAACCGCAGGATACATACACTTTAAAGCAAAGATTAACAACGAAGGTAAACTTCCAGTAAGTGCGTACACGAAACCAGCTGCACTTATAGCAATTTTAGTATTTTTTATTGTTACTAACGGATTAGGTAAGAAAGAGACCATATCAACGGAACCATTTTAATTTTCTGACTTAAAGATAATATACGTATTTACAATATAATATGACTTCCGTGACCGCATTCAATGATATGATGGGTCAATTTCTTGTGGAATTACACAAGACATTTCCAGAAGAAAAAGGCTTGAAAAAGTGTTTATCGGCTTTAGATTTAATGAAAGCTTCTAACCCACGTTTAGTTGTAGACGGGTTTATGCAGGGTGTTGCTCCGTATGCCGATAAGATTTCGTCCAAAGACGAATCATTTTTCATTGAAGAATCTAAGAATTTAGATTTTATGAAAGGTGTAAACCTCGAAAAACATTGGGGGACTGCTTCCGAGAATACAAAAGGTGCAATTTGGCAATATGTTCAGACGCTATATATGCTCGGTACAACCATTAGTTCTATCCCAGAAGACACACTTTCCATGATTGAAACAGTTGCAAAACAATGTGCAGATAAAATGGGTGAAGATGGAAGTGAACTCGATGAAGCCGCGTTGATGAAAACCATGCAGGGTATGTTGGGTGGTATGATGAAAAAATAAACTCACTATATATAAATGACATCTTGGTTTGAAGATCCAAAACAATTGGTTCGAGTAGAAAAAGTTCATGAATTTTGGCCGTCAAAGACACAAACTTCAGCAGACCGTGTTAACGCATCAGCTCGTTTTATTATTTATGCGACATGTATAATTTATCTTATAAGACGCGATCCACGTATATTCGTTTTGGGTGCAACCGCACTCGGCGTTCTTTATATAATGGAAAAATCTAATATGGTGAAGGAGGGTGTTATACGACCAACAAACGTATACAATAATGTAGATAAAGCGTGTTCTATGCCAACAAAGGATAACCCTATGGGAAATGTTCTCATGACAGATTATGCAGATAGACCAGATAGACCCCAATCGTGTCATTACCCAACCGTAAAAACACCAGTAAACAATTTCCTTACAGGTGATATTAAATATGGACCAGCCCGTTCGCGTTCTTCCACACCAGAATCTCAGAGAAACGCATTATCTAGACAATTTGTAAGTATGCCAGATACTTCCATCGGTGGTACACCATATTATGAATTTATCCATGGTAAAAGAGATAATACGTGTCGCCAAGACCCACGATTGTGTAATCCAGACGCAAGGGGTGTTCAACTTGAGGCGTTTTCGGGTCTCGATCCAAATGGGGATAAGAGAAGTGGTATGCACAGAGGCTCTGGATTAGGAGCTTAATTTTAAACAATTTAATAATAAAGTAGTAGATACTCGATTTCCATAAACAAAATCTTTTGTAATAATAAATGGCGTATCAACTCCAACCAGGAATGAAAGTGGTTCAAGATCACGCGGTTCCCGCCGTTTGCGCGACCGAAGAAGTTTTTGTATATCCTCAGCCCAGTACCCTTAACTATGGGTCAGATAGACCAAACACTATGTTATATGGTACATCTCCATATATGGCAGGTAAAGGTTCTCCAGCACAATTTATTGATACATCGGATCAACTCAGACCACAAAGTACATCTCGTTTCAACAAGGTTTTAGCGAAGACTTACGAAAGAAACTTTCACCCACTCCAAAATGTCGAGTGTAAGTTACCACTTAGAACACAAACCTATGAACCATCGAGTACCAGAGCTGAAATGCAAAATGGATTGTTTCAGCAAAGATACCTCAATAAAAATCTCGCTAAGAAATAAGAATGGCTGATCC